CACCTCGCTCTTGCTCCTGGTGGGAGGGCGCTCGCTCGTCAGGCTGGTGGCGACGCTACGGATGCCGTTGTAGTCGCCTGCCGCGAGCGCGGCCTTGAGACGCGCCAGTTGCGCCGCGTCTTGCTCGGAGATCTTGGACACGAGCGGCGCTGCCAGGGGAGCGGGCGCTACGGTGTCTGGCGTGGGCTCGCTCTTGCCGCCGCCTGCCGCCACCTGATCCTCTTCTTGTGTGGCGCCATCAGCAGCGCGGATGCGGACGCGCAGATCGGCCTCGCTGCCAGCGGCGTTGAGGCCGAGCAGGCGGCATTCTTGGACCAGCTCTGCCCACGTCGCCACGTCAAGATGATCGGGCGCTACCAGCCCCTCATAGGCGGCGAGCAGGAGGGCGATGGTCGCGTCACGGCTGGCGCCAGCTGTGAGACCTCGCTCACCGCAGCGCTGCTTGAGTTCGGGCGGGCCTGAGCGCAAGACGCGGGAGCGGTACTCATCGGCGGTGACCACGCGCTGCTTGTGCTGCGCGTTGTCAGCGAGCCACCAGTGCGAGGCGTAAAACGGCTCATAGCCGTAGCGCAGGCCCTGCGGTGTCTGAAGGGCTTGCTGTGGATTCATGATGAACAAAAGCAGCACGGCACTCATCGTCGGCTCCTTTGGGTGGGTGGGGGCAGCGCACGGTAGGCGCCGCTCGCTGAACTGGGGGTGAGCCCAGCTCAGCGAGCGGCTATGGATTAGGCGGCGACCCCAGTGATCACGCAGCCCATCTCCTTGTGCCCACGCCCCAGGTAGACGCGACGCTCGTAGGTGACGATATCGCTCGCCTTGAGGACGTCGCGGTCCTGCTCGCTGATGAAGGCGCCCTGCTCCACCTTGATCAGATCCCTGGCGTAGCCGAGCCACGCCAAACCGTTGAACTGGAAGCCCAGCGCGAGCGCCTGACCCGGATTGGCAGAGTTGAAGATGTTGCTCCCGACGATGACCTGGGAGATGCCCAGCACAGAGGCCATCACCTCAGCGATGCGGCTTCCGGGGACGCCGGACGACGACAGGTTGGCAAAGCCGTTCGTGAAGTCGGGGTGAAACTTCAGATGCTTGAGCTGCTGATAGCCGATCACCGCGATCATGTCAGGATCGGCGCCGCCCATCTTCTCCATGGCATCCTCCATGTTGAGCAGGGGCGTTGACGCCGCCGAGCTCCAGACCGTCCCGGCGGCCTGCGTCAGGTTCAGGCCCGTGCTGAGCAGGAGGGCGAGCAGCATCTGATTGATGTCCGCCGCGACCTTCTTGACCGGCAGCATGAGGCACTGGTTCAGGCCGTTGAGGTTGTTGGCCTCGGCGGCGCGCTTGGCGCCCTCGGTGATGATGCCTGCCTCGGCGAACCGCGACACGCTGAAGGTGTGCTTGTCCATCGCCCAACTGTTGAGGTTGGCGTCGGCGCCCTCAGCGACACCGATGGCCACCGCGCCAGGCGCCGGGCTCATCGTGGCCTTGGAGGGCAGGATGCCGACGGTGCCGTCAGCATCGCCAACAACGAACTCCTGACGCCCCCCGATCCGATCGATGACAGGGATGCTCTGCGACATCAAGCCCTCAAGGGCGGTGCGAATCACGCCGGGCTGCAAGCTGTTAAGGGGTGTACCAGCCATAATTCTTGTCCTTGTTCTTTGGGGCGTGACGCCCGCAATTGAGGTTCAGTAACGACTTGGGCGCCCGCTCTCGCTGTGGAGAGGGGCGCCCAAGGTGTGAGGCAAGCGAGTCAGTGGATCAGGGGAGCGCCTCAGGGCACGCGGCCCTTGTCGTCGTAGAGCCGCGCGGTGAACTGATCCCCGTCGGCGGCGGCGGCGGTCAGCGCCTGCCCGACAAACTTGGCCGTCGCGCTCGCGTCATGCGTCGCGGCCTTGCCAGCGGCGACGACCATGATCTGCGCGCCCACGGCGATCGCGGCAGACGCGGTGAGCGTCACGATGCCAGCCGGGTAGACCAAGCAAGCGAGGTCGATGGCGCGCCCATCGACGCCCGAGGCGCCAAAGACGTCATCCGCCTTGGCCTCCGCGTGGATGACCTTGCCGGTAGAGAGCTTGAGCAGGCGGTAGGGCTGCACGGCCGCGCCTGCAGCCTTGGTCACCGTGGTGATCGTGGACGTGGACATTGCTTCTCCTGTGGGTGTCAAAACAAGACGAGCCGCACAGCTGTGCGGCTCGTCCGGGGTAGAGCGAGGGGTGGATCAGGCGTTGAGATCGAGGGTGGCGGCGCCGTACTTGGCGATCGACCAGTCCAACTGCTCCTGACCCGGCTTCTTGCCAGCCGCAGCGGCCTCTGCCTTGGCGCGGGTCAGGGGGATCTTGGGCTGTGCGCCGCCCTGACGGCCCTGCTCGCCAAGGATCGTGATCGTCTCGCCACGCGCCTTGATGGCCTCAGCGCCATGGACCAGCTCGAACGCCTTGATCTGCGTCTCGGCGTGCGTGGGCGCGACGAGCAGCGTCTCAGACAGGGAGGTCACGAGCGCAGCATCAGCGCCGGGCAGGCGGCCCATCAGCGCGGCGCGATGCTCAGCGAGCTTGGCCTTGCGATCGAGGTCAGCGACCTGGCCCTTGAGCTCCTTGATCTGCTTCTGCTCGGCGGTCTCCGCGACCTCGCCCAGCGTGGTGACGGTGGGCAGGGCGACCTTGGGCAGCGCGTCGATCTGCTCACCCAGCGCGGTGACGGTCTTGGTGACAGGGACCAGCGCAGCGGCGATCCCGTCAGCGATGAGCTTGGCGATCTGCTCGGAGCTCAGCGCGGCGGGGGCAGCGATCTCGATCGTGGGGGTGGTCATTGTAGACTCCTCTAGGTGGGTGATGGCCGTCCAGCTAGCGCCTTCTGCGAGCTGGTAGTAGCCGGATTGGGTGGGGAGGTCTTTGAGGTGGCGCACACCGATGGCGCTCACCTCACGCAAGCCCCGCTTGTACACCTTGCCGGTGTGCGGGTTCTTGAAATTCGTGTAATGGCTTGGGCTTACGCTTGAGAGCAGCCCGTCATCGTAGAGCTTGGCGACGCCAGCCGCGAAGTAGACATCTGCCCACACGCCCTCTTGATCCTCGCCAAGATCAGTCACCAAGCCCGGAGTCAGCGCCTTGACGAACGCCTCTTGCGTCGGCCCATCCACGCCCGGCTTGTGCGCGAACGCGAATGGCGAGAAGTAGCCCCGCGCCTTGTGGTCAGCGTGGAACTCGCTCAAGTCAGCGAAGAACTCACGGTCGACCGTGAAGTCGAGATCGTTGCCTTGCTGGTCTTTGCCGACCGCCACCTCTCCCCACGGGTAGAGCCGCAAGCGGCGCGTGTTGGCCTCGCGGTGTGCTTGATCGCTCATGGCTCTACCTCTGGGCGCTCAGGCCCGTCTTGCGGCGCGTCTCCGGTGACGCTCTCTCCAGCGTCTTGCGCCGCTTGGCTCTCGCCGCCGCCAGCCGCCTGAGCTTGGGGATCTGGAGGTGGAGGGGCGAGCAGGCGGAGCGCATCGACATCCCTGTCATGCTCCGCGAACGTGTCAGGCGGCAGATCGAGCTTATCCAGCGCCACGGCGCGAGCTGGCTTGGGCCAGTCTTGCAGCGGCTTTTGGATCAGTGAGAGAGCATCCTTGCTCCACGCGCTCGCATCCTCCATCCCGTCCATCCTCCACACGAGGCGGGGATAGTCCTCCTGCTCACCCAGCTCGTAGATCGCCAAGTCGCGGATGATCTCATTGATCGGGTCCGCGATGAGCCGCGCATAGTAGGGAGCCGTGCGCAGCGTCTCGCGCTCCTTTACTACACCCAGCGCATAGGCACCGCCGCCGCTCATGCCGAGCAGCGAGCCCTCGTTGGAGAAGGGGACGAGCATCATCCTGTCGATATACTCGATCAGGTGAAGCATCGAAGGCATCTGCCCTTGTGGGCTGATCGTCTCCAGCTTGAGGCCAGCGGGGAGCATCACGCGAGTTGCGTCCAAGGCGGTCATGCGCTTGATCATACCCCACACCTTGTCGATATCCTCCTTGGCAGGCGCGGCCACGCCTGCCGCGAGCGCCGCAGGGTCGATCATCAGCGCGAGCAGCGGGATTCCGTAGGTGTCCGCCGCGAGCGCGCTGATCTGGAGGAGCAGCTGCTTGATCTTCCACAACACCAAGACGGTCCGCATCGGCGCCACGCCCTCGTAGTCGTTGCCGTACCCGCCGACTGACTGGAGTAAGAGCTTGCGCTCCCACGGCTTGCCACGCGGCGCGATGGCGGGCAGGACGTAATCAAGGCTGGTGGAGCCAGTGACGCGGAAGTGACAGCCCAAGAGCTCTGACTGCCGCTCGTCCATCAGCCACTGATACACGGTGGCCGGGTAGCGCCACGCGATCTTGTGGAGGTAGGGTCGGCCTGAATCAAGCCCCCACACCAGCTCAGACACGGCAAAGCCGTAGAGCAGGATCGAGCTAAAGTGCTCAACAGCCTTGTGCCAGCCGCCGCTGATGGACTTGAACTTGCCGTTGTGGAACTTGCAGAAGTCATCCAGGCGTCGCTGCGCCTTCTTGGTGCGCTTGGGGTCAGCAGGCGGCTCGATCGTCCATGTGCCGCTCACGAGCGTCTCGGTGTGCGTGCGGATCGCGTCGTAGATCAAGGGCTCGGCGCGGTAGCACTCATCATACAGGCCTGGATTGCCAGAGTAGCCCCTGACAAACATCGGCCCATAGGTGGGGTTGCGATCGGTCTGGATCTGGCCATGGTGGATCCTCTGCCCAGGCGCGCCGATCTCTTCCTGTACCACCTCCGCGAGCTGCGTGATGTGGCCGTAGCCTCCCACGCTGGCGAGCGCACTCGCGTCCTCAAGGGCAATCTCCCGCAGCGGCCCCACCTCAATCGCAGGGATCGAGGCGATGCCGTACTTCTGGAGCAGCGGGTTGATCTCTGCAATGTAGGCGGACATCGGCATCAGGACACCTTGCGGGCAGCGCCCGAGTCAAACATCATCGGGACGCTTATCTTGAGCGGCGGGCAGTAGGCCAGCGCCAGCGCGTCTGCCCAATCAGGGCTCTTGACGCCGCGCCGCCGCATCTCATCCTTACTCTCCAGCGCGAGCTTGCCCGTTGAGGTCACCTTGCACAGGCGCCCAGAGAGCTGAGAGATGAGACGCACGGGGATGTCACGGGGCAGGCTGATGAGCTCGTCGTGAGCGTAGTCGCGCTCGCCCGTGACGTGCTGGTGCGTGCGCCAGAACCTGAGGCGCAGCGCCCACCACATCTCGGCAGACAGGTTGGCAAACCGCTCATTGGCGGGGTGCTCAGGATCATCCTCGTAGCGCGTGCGCGTAGGGGTGGCTTGCGCCAAGATCCCCTCGTACGCAAAGCTGCGGGGCACACGGTCAAGCTCGCCCTGCACCCCAGCGCCGATCCCGCCACGGTCAAAGTTGAGCGTGGCGCCCTCCTCCTCACATGCGACAGCGGCGCGCTGTGCGCTCTGGGTGGTGGTGACAGCGCCGCCCCACGCATCCCAGCAAGTCACGCAGCCGCCGCGTCTAGTGATCTGGACGCTCTCGTCACCGCCGCCATCCGCCACGTCGAGCCCGCTGACACACACGCTGCCCGGATCAAGGTCTAGGCCCACAGCAGACTGCACCCACGATCCGGGGATAACGACGCCATCAAGCGCAGCGGCGTCATCCATGTCGTGCTCACGCGCAAACGTAACAGGCCCGACCTCATCTAGCTTCTTGGCCCTCCACGCGGCATCCTTGCGAGGGTCATCGCTCCAGTGGAAACGGAACATGGGGAGCAAGCCTTCTTGCTCCTTTTGGTAGAAAAGTGTGCCGTTGCCGTTGGAAGTGGACAGGTAGAGGAC